GCTACGCTTCCTCAATCCGACAAGGCTTGCAGCATTGGGGGGGGGCGAAATCCATCGCCAAGACCTCTCCGCGGCCTATGGAGCGGAATTTTTAGATGGCGTTAACGAACAAGGTGCAGCCGTTAACGCCGAATCCCAAAGCACCGAAATAGACGATGCCATTGAGCGCGAAATCGCCGAGGCGATATTCGATTGGTGGATAAGTAAGAAGCCATACAAACAATGGTATTCAGACAAATACTTACAACAAAAATTTGATTTTTAATGTCAACACTAACTATTCTTGGAAGCTCGTCACGCGGCAACGGATATATACTCCGCTGCCGTGGAGCTATCCTCGTAATTGAACTCGGCCTGCCCTTCTCGGTCTACCAGAAAGAAATCGGCGGTAACTGGAGTAGCGTAGTCGGTGCGATAGTGTCACACAAGCACCACGACCACGCTCGACCAGATACGATGAAACACTTCAATTTGCGGCAAATCAGAGTACGCGGCCCACAAGAACTCGCAGAATACGGCATACCTCTGGTGGACAAGACTACAGCGCACTTCTACGACTACGCCCATAGGTTGGTATTCACCGTCAAAGCTCTTTCCGTGCCGCACACTTGCGACTGCAACGCCTATGTCATTACAACTGCCGATGGAGAGTGCATCTTGTTCTACACCGACTGTTCCGACTTCCGCTATCAGATACCCGGCGTAACGTGCGTTCTCGGCGAGGTGAACTATTGCACCCGAAAGTTAGCTCTCAACGAAGTTACAGGCAACAATAAGTCTCGCCCCGATGGCCACATGGAATTAGAAACCGCTGTAAACGTTGTTTCGCGCCATTACAGCCCGAAACTCCGAGAAGTGGTATGTCTGCACCTTTCAGACGGAAACAGCGACGAGAACGAAATTATTACACGTTTCCGCAGCGAATTGGGCATCACGCCCATTATCGCACAGCGGGGAATCGTGCTTGACTTGGCACCTAACGACCCATTTTAAGATGAATATTTGGCTGGTAGACGTGGATGGGCGACGGTTCCCGAATTATGCACTAATGAAAGTGCCGTGAATATTTCACGGATGTTAACTTGCTTAACAGCAAATAAATCACTACCTTTGCATTAAACTTATTGCTTATTATGGAATACGATTATCAGACCATACACGGCGCAGCGCCATCAAAGCCGAACTGCTACCGCATCATTACGATTGGCGGTCACGGCTCTTTAGGCAAAACAGCCGCACTAAAGAAATACGAACAAGACTTTTATCTCCAAGTGGGAGCTTACCGCAACCTCAAGCTCAAAGACTTTTTTGAACTGCACGTGCGAGTATTCATGCCGTCGTTACGTCAAGACTTGGATAATACTTTGAAGATTATTCTTGACTGTTTGCAAAAGACGCAAACCATTGAAAACGACAACCGTTGTGTCAAGATTGTTGCGGAAAAATTCGTTGACAAGGTTGACCCAAGAATCGAATTTAAACTTGTTACAATAGAATGAGCTGTTCGTATATACTACAAATAGCGAAAGCAGTTTGCGAGAACTACGGCATTAACCTCTCCGAGTTGCGCCTGAATCGTAAAAGGGTGGAAGCCCGGTGGCTTGTCGTAGCTCTCGCATACGAGCTAAACGTTCTCAACTGCGATATTGCCGATTGTCTGGAAGTAAGCAAGACTTCTATCCCGACGATGGTAAAACGCGCAAGAGAGCAGCGCAAGAATGACGCAGACTTTCGACAGCGACTTGAAACACTGCGTCAACGTTTTCGCTTGAGCAAACCGCAAGTGGAAAAGTCCGCATCGCTTGGCTGGAAATTCACCGACGAAGAACTTCTTATGGAAATCAGAGCCAAAGAAGAAGCCGAGAAATTCTTTGAGCGATACGGACAAGGCTACAAAGCCACCACCTCCTATGGAAGGATTTTCAACGACAGAAAGAAATACCTGTAAGAAATTGGTAAGATTTTGAATTTGTGTTAGAAGGCCCTACGTTGTGAAACGTGGGGTTTTTAATCTTCTTGTCGGTAATAAGGATGCATCCCCGACAAGTGAAATGCGTCAAAGAACACATCTACCGCGCGACGATCGTAATCGCGAATATAACGCACCACCTCTTGGATTTTCACGCCGGAGAGAGTCACGTTGACACTGCGACTGCCATCCTTTATTTCTATCTTTGCTTCCATTACTCGTGTGTCATGCTAATGTATCTGAATACCTTATCGTGCTTGGCGTAATCCTCGTCGTCAATGTAGAACAGATACATAATTTCCAAGACCTTAGAATCCTCGAACTTGCGCCCGAAGTCGTGCTTTGCAGCATTTGCTGCAACCCACAAGTCATACTTGGTGACTTCGCTTGGAATCGAAACACCCAAAGACTTGACCGCCTCTTGCACTTGTTCACAAGTCCAGTACGCCCCTGTCAGAGTCTTTCCATCGGCTTGCGTTGACTTCATCTGCGCAATATCCCACGCTGCGAAATCTTCCGTAGCGTAGTGATTGGAATATAGGTTTGCGTAGGTCTTTCGCAAGAAAGAGTAGTACGATTTTTCGTCGGTCTTTTTAATCATGCAAAGCAGAGCGTCAATATCTTCAACGCTTTGCCACATAGCCTTCTCGCTCGTCACACCTTTGCTCTTGGCGTGTTCAAGCATTTCTTTGTAGGAATATCCCATGTTAGCAATATTTACATTTGTTGTTAAACTTTGGTAGCGGCTTGTATCTGCTTGCCGCTTGCGTAGAATAAACGTAGCCGTTTACATCTCGCCACTCTTGTTGCTCTTGCGGCGAGAGTATCGGCTTTTTGGCTTTCTTAATCTTTCCCATATCGAATCGTAAAGATTATGAAGTAGAGTGAGTATAAACCCGAAAAACAGAGAAGCGTAAGCCATGAGGATGGATAGCGTAACCACCACGACCACATTGTAGCCCAAAATCCATAACCCGGCGGCACAAGACCACATAGCCATGCACTTTGGGCATCGCGCAATGCGCATAATCACCTTTGCAATAGTTTCGGATAGGCCGATATGCTGAGCAATTACCGCCGCGGCCATGATGGTTAACGCTATTCCAATCACCATACCACACACTATTCGTTTGCGGCAGTAGCCGTAGATGATACCGTGAGAGAGAGCGGGGTTTCGCTGACAAACTGACGCGAGCAATTCTGGCAACCAACCGTAGCTACATCGTTGATGGTTACGCCCTGCGCGAGCGATACCGTGACAGGCGTAGTCGTGGCGTAAAACGGAATCGTGAAGTTTGCCGAGAGTGGTTGCTGGCGTGTGCAAGAGCAATCACCGCCACACGGAATGTAGCTGATAATACCCTCAACGTGACACGTGGCCATGTACTGCGACGTACCGACCTTTGCGAAAGAGAGAACGCTGAAACGCGGAGCGAACACCGGCGTATTATCGGCGCACGTCTTAAAGCATAAGCGCTGGCTAATGTTAGCCATAATGTAGAATGGAGAAGCGACACTACCGGCGGCTAACGTCGCGGAGATTACGGGTGCTTGTACCTGATTACAAGAACTTGACATAATGAAGAAGAATTTGTGAGGACTATTACTCTGGCGACCCATCCTCGTCGGGTGCTATCGGGAAGAGAGCGGAGTGAATCTCTGCAATCTGCTGGCGCAACTCGCTAACGGCGGTGTACAGCTCGACTACATTTTGATTTGTGTTGCCCACTCCCTCTGCGATTGTGGTAAAAATGCTTTTAGTTTCCATTGGACTTTAAGAAATTGTCTACAAAGAAATTATCCGTGAAACGCTCTAAGGCGGTTGTGAGCGCTTTAGCGGTCACTGCAATACCTTTATTGCGCTTAGCGTTGACTAAGGCGCGAAATGTATCTTGCAACACCGCAACTTCACTCTCGCTTTCGGCGTAAACGTCTATTTGTGCTCTATACGGCTGCATAGCTATCACTGATTAGGTAACGGCGGTATTTCAACCGGAGCGGTTGGCTCTACACCGCCACGGAGCGCACGGATATAACCCACAGCTTGCATAATATCATCTTTATTCTCCTTTACCCAGCCGAACACTTGCCCGGCGCCATCTTTGATTTGTTGAAACGTAGAGGGCTTAGGCGCGTTGAAATCGGGCATAGAGTCAATATCCGACGCAAAGAAATCGTACAACTTCTGCGCGTAGTCTATGTCGCCTTTGGCGGTGGCAAGACACGATACCTTTAGAGATAATTTGCTGCTTGGGTCTATCATTCTTAAATCAATTTTACGTCTAAAGAACATGAGTGTGGTATGAAAGGGGCAAATCTACGGAAAATCCGCAGAAATGCCCGATTAAGGAAGAATTAGCCGTTGCAACCGCAGCCGCAATCTTGGGTAGCGACTCTTTGAACGCGAAGTGCGCAATTTTGCTGAATTGCGTTAGTGAGAGGGTTGCTGTTTGTCTGATTGAGCAGAGCCAGAGCTTCGGCGGTGGCAAAAGCTTGCGACTGGGCCGACGAAGTGCCGCCGGTAGCAGTTGCGCCAGTCAGATTACGCAGCGTTTGGGCTACGTCGATGTTGATTGAGTTGGCGCGAGTGCTTTCCTCGGTCACGCGATTTGCGAGCAGAGCCACAAGGTCTGCGTTTGCTTTGGCTTGGGCGTTCATAGTGTTGGCGTTACCGTCGCTACGTGCTTTTGATGCTTGGTTTACGCCCCAAACTCCGGCGATTGCAAAGAGTAGAGCAGCACCACCAAGGCCGCAAGCCAAACCAAGGCCTGTAGCTGCCATGCCGTGGCCGGTACGACGATAGCCGTAAGCCTCGCCGTCATAAATGCCGCGTTTTTGTTCAAGCAGGGCTAATTCGCCTGCGCTGATACCATTTTCCATAATGAGAATTTGTGTTAGAGTTAACGTCTTGCGACGTAAAAGGCCAACCGACCTTTCGACAGCAAAAGTACGGCATCATCAAAGCGAGGGCAACACTGCAACAGAATACGCCTGAAAGCCCTTTGCGAACAGCGGTAATCGTTGCTGTTTATATATTTGGAAAATTGAACAGAAAGCACTATTTTTGCAAACAAAAAGCCCATGGAACTCCGACGAAAAAATTACCTCTCCGATTTTGACTTTATATTGGAGTTGGAAACTGCGAATGGTGTGGTTGGCGTACCCGACTACGATTGGATTGTCTACCTCTACACCGCAACAAACAAGACCGCTAAGATTACCATCAGCAACATTGATGGCGAATGTCGCGGCTGGTTCAATGACAACGGCAAGATACACGTTGTTGTTGACAACCCCGGCAACCTCGGCACAGGTGAACTTATTGCCGAGTGCTACTCATATCTACCTAACGACATCTACCCCGACGGCTCGCAACTTATCGTCAAGCCCACATCAACAGGCTACGCGCTTGTTCGCGGCGCGTCTGACGACCCCGACGAGGAAGAAGTCAAAATTACTGTTAATCTCCCATACGTCAAAGGCGACAAAGGAGATAAAGGCGATAAGGGCGACCAAGGGCCGCAAGGCATCCAAGGCGAAGTCGGCCCACAAGGTGAGCAAGGTGTTAAAGGAGACTCCTTTACCTACGCAGACTTCACCGAGGAGCAACTTACCGACTTGGTAGACCGCATCGTCGAAAAAGTGCTTGAACGCAAAACTCATAATTATCTGATAATTGATTAACTTAATTAAGTAACACAATGGCCGATAAATCCATTAGCCAACTGACGGAGCGCACGCCGGTTGGCACAGAAGAATTTATAGCTGCGGCCGGCGGCTCCAACTACAAGGTCACTGCATCCGCTCTGTCAGATTACACAATGATCGACGTAAAGAAAGAGCTTACCAACTACGTAGCAAAAGTTGTGGGCAAAGGACTCTCAACCGAGGACTTCTCCACCGAACTCAAAACAAAGCTCGAAGGGCTGAGCAACTACGATGACTCTGCGATTATTCGCGAAGTCGGCTCGCTTAAAGAAGCACTCAATACGCTTGTTAGTGGCAATGCTTCCACTGCGATTGACAACTTCAACGAAATCGTTGCTTTCCTCAAAAATATTGATGACAGCGAAACGCTTGAGGGTATCATCGCCGGGCTTACCGCATCAATTACCACCGCTGCTAAATCGGCTGCTACGGCTCAGGCTACGGCGGATGCAAACGCAGAGAGCATCAAGACGCTGCTGACGCAGGTGGCCGACGTGCAGGGCGGACTCGACACACTGACAAAGAATCTCGGCTGGTATGGCGGTACCGCCGCCGAGGAACTGACGCTGGAACTCGCCACGAGCAACGCCGTCATCAACACATCGGGGGCGCAGACCGACAAAAACGGCTACGGCATCTCCAAGCCCGTGACCCTGACGCAAGGCAATATCTACCTCATCAAGGCCCAGCCCGTTGACTCCGCTGTCTCGCTGTTCGCTCGCATCTCCACGGAGACCGTGACCGAGCGCATCACCTACAGCTACACCTACACCGAGGAAGGGCAATTTGCCACCGCCACCGCCGACTACGACCCCTCGCTGGTGTACACCTACAACTACACCGAGGATGGAACGCTGGAAAGCATCACTGACGCTTCGGGCCGGAGTGTGAGCGAACTGCCAACGACACGCTCCTACGAGCAGACCGTCTACAACCCCCTCTTTAAGACCGGTGCAATCGCCACCCCTCTGAGCGGCTACTACGTCTACTTCTGTCCTATCGGCATGGACATCGTGGTTTCCGCGAACACCACCGACTTGCAGACCTCCGGCTCTGACGCGGCCCGTGGCAAGATGTACGGCGTGCGCTACGGCGTATTTGCCTCAATTGCCTCAAACTACGTGAACCGCTGGGAGCGTGACGAACTGGAACAGCGCATCGACGCTCTGGAGCAAGCCCACGAGGCCGACGACTACAAGCAGAGCGATTACTGCGTGGGCGCATGGGCCGCCGGGGCCGCTTCTCCCGAAAGCTACAAAACCTATGGCGACAAGAGCGTCTGCTTCAACTGGCACGCCTACCTGATTGACACCACCGACAACACGCGCACCACCACAAAGCCGGTTGGTCAAATGCAACCCAAGAACTGGCTGCGCTTCGACGACGGAACCTTTGCCCCCGCCATCGGCATCACCGAGGCTCAACGTGCCGAGTGTGACGTAGAGCTGTATCTCGACGCCGAGGCGCAGAACAAATACTGCGACGCCGGCGAATTTAACGCCGAGACGTTTTACAACAAGTACGGAATGGCGAAGCTCTACAACGCCGAGGGCGCAGAAGTGCGCGTACTAAGGCCGTGGGAGACCACCGAGACGAAGTACAGCTTTGGCGTGGGCTACGGCCAGAAGATGTACCTGCTCGACAACGTCGTGGGCAACAGCGGCATCGCATGGAAAGGCGTGTTTTTGAAGCCCACCGTCTGGGATGGTATCGACGTGAGCCAATGGGGGCTGGAGCGCACAGCCATCTGTCCTTCGCCCGTCTGCACCGTCGGCAAGCAAACTCGCGCGTTCATGTTCCTCTACAAAGGCGAAAGCAACTGCCAGAGTGCCGCCGGTCTGAACAACATCTCGCACATGTTCGACAACGACCGCACCTATCCGCGCGTCAGCGACATGGCGCAGGTCAACAATATGACCTACGCTCGCGCCAACAACGCCGACACCACGGCCCCATATCCGTGCGCCGAGGGCGGCTATCACGCCCTGAACACATTCCTCAACTGCGTGGAAGTGGGTCAAGGCACGAAGTACCTGCACGCCGCATCGCTCTACTCATCGGGCATCTCGTCTAACGACACCTGCAACTCCGAGGCCACGTGGAAAGCCAACGGCGGTGTGCGCTATCGCGTTGATGGCGGCAACTACTTGTACAATACGTGGGGCGGTACGCCCTCATTCAAATACAACGACACGGGCAGCAGTTCCTACTGGTCAAATCTGCTCAATCAAACGGCTGTTAAAACCCAGTGCATGGAAGCGCAGATGGCCTACTCCTTTGCGCAAGAGCGAGGCATCGCCGAGGGCGTTGAGTTTGAGTTCTACGGTGCGACCTACTGGTATGTAGATGTACCCACCGACGCCGACGGCCTTATCAACGCTCGCGTCTACAAGCGCATGAGCGAAACGTTCACCGCCTACGCCGCTGACGGTTCCGAGGTGACTGTGGAATGCGACGCGATTCTGCGCGTGGGCCTCTACAACGGCTGCGACCTATCGGGCGACGTATTCGCCTATTGGGGCGGCGGCTACGAGCAGGTGGGCATCCCCGGCGAACAAGCTATTAGCGGTTCAAATTCCGTCGGCAATCAGGTAGACCTCTACATTGAGTCCAACCAGCTGAACTGGGCGACCGAAAAGAGCATACAGCTCGCCGTGGGCGGCACGTTCTCGTTCCAAGGCAAGTACAAGCACCTGCTGCAAACCGTCAACCTCGCGAATAATTATGCTAAAGCTCGCGCTCCGTTCACGGCGTGGAAAACCGAGAATGGCGGCAACCTCTCCACCTACGAGTGCTGTTATGGCTATAGCGGAAACTATTGGGCCTATGGTAGCGCAGGTGTGGTTGGTAAGCCCACCCGAATCGCGGCTCGTTTTCGCGGCCTTGCCAACGACGGCTACTGTTCGGCGCGGTTTCTTTACGCCGCCTACGCGGCTTCCGCTGCCAACCGCAACTTTGCAGGCTCTGCTCAGTTCCTGATAGAATAGCGCAGTGAGTGCAACGCCCCACGCAGTGGAGCGCAGCGAGGCGCTGCACGGCCCCTCGCCCCTCGCCCACTGAGTAACAAGATATAGCAAATCCCATCGTGTCGGAACAAGTCGAGCATCAGGACTCGACCTCTGAAATCCGAAAGGTGGGTTGAAAAAGCGGGAATATCGGGTGCGGCTCGTTTTCGCGGCAATGCCAACAACGGCAACTGTTCGGCGCGGTATCTTAACGCCAACAACGCGGCTTCCAATGCCAACCGCAACAATGCAGGCTCTGCTAAGTTCGAGCAGCTTAACTCGATTAGTCTGTGAGCCAAGCCCGATATCCCACGGCCCGGAGTGCCGAATACCTCTAAGACGTGCGCACAAGCCGCCCCAACCAAGGTTGGAACAAGGCCGCGGAGGTGCGCCGACCGAAAGGTTGACCATCTGCTCGGAACTGATTATTATTAGATTATGAACGTTAAAATAGACATCGACATCTCCAACATAGTGACTGCTATCTTCTCCGCCGCCAAAGGCCGAGAACGCCGCTGTGACTTCGCGCCCATCATCGCGACGTCTCTAAGCTACGCCACCCGACTCCAAAAGGAGTTGGCCGACGGCACGTGGGAGCAGCGCATCCACTATAAGGTGGGCCACGTGGTCAACGCCAACGGAAAGCACCGCGTGACCCACCAGCCCGATGCCCATACGCTCATTCTCGACCATCTATGTATCGCTCTGCTCACGCCCTACTACGCAGTCCACGACCCCCACAACGGTCTGAACTGCAAAGTGGGGTGTGGGTTGACCGCGAAACGCAAAAGCGGCTCGGTGCAGAATCGCGTGAAACACGCTTTCTACGACCGCCGCGACCTGCATTATTTACTGAAAATAGACCAACGAAAATGTTACGACCACTTCACCGCTCGCGTGGCTCGCCGTGCCCTCAAGGAAATCGGCGTACCGACGGCTATACGCGACATGGCTACTACACTCGGCTTCGTTGATGACAAGCTCCCGGTGGGAACGCCGCTCTCTCCGCTGCTACACCACATCTGCGAGCTGTCAACCGACCGACTCATGCACGAGCTTTCGCCCACGGCTATCCGCTATGCCGACGACCACATTCTCTTCTTTGCTACCAAGGAAGAGGCCCACGCCGCGAAATGGCGGCTAAAAAATCTCTGGTGGTACACTCTGGGGCTTCGCGCAAAGCGCCACACTATCGTTATCCAGCCTATGGATATACCGCTGGACTTCTGCGGCACCATCTATCGCCGCAACCCCGACAAGAAATGGAACGACCACAACAAAGGCTACACCTCTGTTAGACGCTCCACGGCTCGCCGGGCTGTGTTAAATAACAACTCCAAAAGCTATCCGTCATACTTCGGACTTATCTCCAAAACAGATGGCTTCCACTTCTTACAAAAACTTGAAAAGTTGAACCTACTCAACCTCACTGACCATATCAGGCTCGACCGCCGCTGCGACGCACCGAATATCTCGCTAAAGGAACTGGCAGAGCGCAAGACCGTATTCTGCATTCACGACTACTACATGAAGCTCTCCGACGACACGGGAGAGCCGAACTGGATATGCTGCCTAATCTCGTACCCCATCGGCCACGGGCGCCGCGCTGTTCGCGAGTTTCACGGAACACTGCAACACATCGTGGCGTTCATCGTGGAGCTGGAGCGAAACTGGAGCCGCGAGCAACTGCTGCCAATCACAAACTGCGTGATTGAGGAGCGCCGTGGCTGGATATTCCGCGGCTCGACAAACACCATTACCGAGTTTGCCGACGAGCCGGCCTTCAACGAATAATCGTTCAATCTCTAAATATTCATCCCATTATGTTACAAGATTTTGACTTTATCAACTACCAGCAGGTTCCGACCGCCGAGGCCGAGGACTGCAACCGCGACATCACGCGCTGGGTGGGCGGTCGCTGCGTCTCGCTCAACGAGGGCACTCATACGACGCTCTACATCGGCCACCACGTCGTGACCGAGCAGGAGCAGCAAGAGCCTGACGGCGACCCCGTGGAAGTGCAGCGCACCTACGCTATGCCCATCCGCGTGGCTAACCCCGTGACTCGCGACGCTGCCATCAACGCCGCCGAGATGACCGCGTACTCGCTGCGCGACGCTATGGCCGTGGCCGCTTTCGCCGCTTCAATGGCCCGCAAGTTCCGCGACGACTCCACCGACCCGGAGGTGCTGACCCACGACGCCTTCATCGCAGCGGTCAAGCAAGAACTGACCGAGATAGGAGTGTGAACCGCTCGCTATTTACGCCAAGACTTAGGCATCACTTTTAGAACCCAAGCGAAGTTGTAATACACTTTCCGCTTGGGTTTATTCTTATTGCCGCAAAAATTGCGAGTAACGACATTACGCACATTGCTCTCGGACTGACCGAAGTAGTCAGCCATGTCCTTTGCCGTAGCGTCAACGTCAAGATTGTTTAACGCGAGATTTGCAACCGACTGAATTTCCTCGACGGTACATTTGTCATTGGTGAGCTGATACTCCCAATAGTGTAATAGGTTTAATAGTAGTTCTTTCATTTTCTAAACACATAATATACGTTAATCAATGTGGCTATGCTAAGAGTAATAATAAGGCCGAAATTTACCGCCACAGCGACCGCAGATAACTCTACGCAGTAGTCATCAATCACAGCCACAACCGCCGGGAAAATCGGCAGTACGCATTGCAACCTATGCCAATTGCACATCCGCAAAGCGTATGACAATAGCACGAACACAAGCGACACAAAAGGCGATACCACGAAACACCTATCAAGGATATCAGACAGCACTTCGCAGTCAAACATATAGGCAATTATAGCCGCGATGTAGACCGCGGTGTACACGAATGGAGATAGCTTTACTATCAACGTGGCTCGGCGTATAGCCGTGGCCACAACTTCTATGTCTTTCATAAGGATTGGTAAGACTTTGAATGGAGTTATTTCCGCTCCTTCCAATTGGCGTGAGCCGTGAGCTTTGCTTTCGACTTGAATATGCCCTTTGGCGGCGGAGCGGAATTTTTCTTTGAGGTAGCCTTTGCTTTGACTTTAACCTTTACGGCCATATCATTTGCCTGTTAAGGTTGCGATAAGCAAAATAATCAGCAGGGCCGCAAAGATAACCATGCCAACGCAGCCGTAGGCCACGACGCGAGCAGGTATTTCCTCGTCATCCTCTTGTTGCGGGGACTCGATAGTCTCCTGCTGCGGTTCGGTTGTCGGCAGCGAGATAGCTTCCGACTCGTCAACCATCAGCACCTTTACGGGGTATTTTTCGAGGTTGGGTGTTACATGGCCGTTTGCGTACTTCCAGTAGGAAGTGTGGATTTGCTGACCTGTTTCGAGAACTTCCACGGTCATCTTGTGGCAGTTCTCATACTCTACTATGCGCAGCGTATAGCCCTGTGCCGTCTTTCGTTCCTCGCCGGTACGATTAAGTTTATTACTCATGATTATTAATGGTTTAAGTTATGTGCAAATGTACAAATATTCCGTCATATATCCAAAATATTACGCAAGAAAATGGCGGACTCCGAAAAGTCCGCCACTAACGTTATGAAACTTGAACTTTATATTGAAGAAGCTGGTACAAAGGTACGAATTATCTTTGAATTATGAAATATACCCATCGGACTTCAATTTATCAAGATTAAGTATACCCCACGTCTGGCCGCCGTCGGAAGATAGCTTAATGCCATCCGTTTCAATCTTCAAGCCGTAATTACCGATACGCGCACCGAACAAGCCCGACTTAACCAGAAGTAGTGAGCTTACGCCGTTTTCAGTCCATGCAGAGAGTAGGCCGTCGCTGCCCAAGATATTCTGGTTGTTACCGGCCTTTGTAATCTGCACTTCGACCGGTGCTTGTAGGGCCGGTTCCTCTGCGGTGTAAGCCAATGTGCCCTTTACTTGCGGATTTTTAAACATCACTTGGATGTAATAGTTTTTATCCGTGCCTTTATTCAGTGTATGCCTGAACTCAATCGGGCAAATCCACGCTTGGTTGTTGGCTTGCCGCCACTGATAGCGGACTTTGCCGACCATCGTAGACTGTGTATTGCCGTACCAAACGTACACAATCACTTCGGGCAGGATTACGGTATCGTCGGAAGTAATGGCCGAATACCACGGCACATTATTCTTAATCTCGACTTGACCTTTGTAATAGAGCGTTGCGCCCTGCTCGTATTTGCCGTCAACCATCTGCGTCATGGTGAAGTCATCAAACACAAAGTGCCACTCACTGCCGCCGGCGCTTGCGATTTGATAAATCTTGCAGTCCATCTTGGCCGTAGGTTCTATGTTGTAGGATGCTTTGAATACATCCTCAACCGTAACCGTAGAGGGTATTTGCCTATTGCCAATAGCCAAGCGGGATGAGTTGTCGATAATCATCTGCATACCGTCTTGATCCAAATGCAAGTAATCGCCGACTTCAAGTAGATTAGCCCCTGCGCGTACCGTATTCCCGGCTGCGTACATTGAACCATCCATGCGCACCATGAACGTTGCGCCGGTATGCTTATCGGTAGAGTTGGCTGCATCGGTCATCGCGCCGCCGGCCCAGAAAGCCGGGGTATTACCATCTTCGTAGATACCGTTGATGCCGCTGTAAGTTTCCTGCTCAACGGTCGTGCCGTTGATGATATTGTTCTTGCCACACGACACCATTGAAGTTAGAATCAAGCCGCCGGATGTGGTGGTCTGCTCTTGCATCGCTTCGGTCAGGTAGCGCAAGTCGTGTCGCGCTCTATTCCACGGCCACTCAATTGAACCACGATTAAGCATTACTGACGAGAGCGTCATTTGACCGCCGGTGCAGTAAGCGAAGTGTACTTGTATGTAGGCTTCATAGAAGTCGTACACATCAGTTGGGGTTAGTGTAAACGTCTTGCTTACATGGAATACGCCCTTCTCCAGTGCAACAATTGTTTGCCAGTTGTCGGCACTTGCGTCGGGAACATAGATTACAATCCATACTTTGCCGCTATCGGAGCCAAAGGTTAGCTCATCAATATTGTAATCAAAGCTAAGTGTGAACTTATCGCCTGTTACGACGCCCTCAACTTTGTAGGCGTTAACGTAGGTGTTGGCTCCGTATTCGGGCGTAATGTTCGCTTGCGTATCTGTGCTTAGAGCCAAGTTCTCCGCTGCGTCGGCGAAGTCGCTTGCGTCAGACAAAATCGGAATACGCTCTCTATCGTAGAGCGTTTCGTACTTCTCGACGTATTTGTTATTGCTGTCAAGCGTCACGCCCTCAACGAGAGCAAAAATAATCGCCGTACAAGCCGCGTTCCAGCCAAAGTCGTAGTCGCGAGTCACAACGATAAAGCCATCATCAATGCCCACGCGCTGCATGATTAACGTGTGGTCGCTGCTGAGGGCAGGCGCCCCTGTGCCTACGGATTTGTAGACGGAACAAGAAACTTTATCCGGAGTCCACGTACCCATAGACGAGAGGATAATCTGGTCTGTGGATGGCTGCAAAAAGTAAATCACTGCGTCATCGCCCTGCAAGCCGCGTTTGACTTTGTAAACGGTCAGAGTTGTACTCAACGTTAAGCCGAGAGTGCTGTTTTTGGCTACAATTGTAACACTGGCATTATCGCTTGTGACATCAGCGTTAGTGAACGCAACCTCACCGGTCAGAACATTTTGGGTAATGCCCAATTTAGTGAAACCTGACGTTTCCGTACTGAATGAGAAGCCATCGGTAGTTTTCGCTGTGCCGCGGAAGATACGCGGAGTGACAGTCTGCTTCGTCGTGGGGGAGAGTGCTGTGCCGTCGCTTTCGCAAGCAATTGCGATATTCTCATTATCCAAGTCCATGAAATAGACATCGCTACCTGCCGTACCTTTGTCGCCTGTTACGCGCCACGGTGTAGAGAATGTTGGGGTTGTTGAGGGCGGCACTACCGTAGCCGACCGCATCCAAACATACTCCCCTGCCTGTGCGTTAACCGGGGTGTCGCTCCAATCGCCCGTAGGGGCTTCGGACTCACCACCAATCTGCCACTGGAAGTAGGTATATTGGCCATTGACACCATCCTTGCCAATCATCTCAGACGCAGCCGGTGCCCACATCGGATTCTCAATTTCGCCTTCCTCTAACTTCACGTTTGCGAAGTAAAAGTTTTTCATATCGTAGCCTTCTGTGGGCAGAATAACTAACAGTTTCTGCGAGCCGTCGTAGGCGGAGAAAGAGTCCGTGGTGGTTAACGTTACCACAATGCGCTGGCGCACTCCGGCCTTAACAGTGTACTTTGCTACATCGGTAAGCCTATCGCCCTGCGTAGATTTTGCGATCATTATAGAGCCGGTGTGGTCTATGTCGGAGATTACGTCAAACGAAAGCGTATACTTCGTAGACGTTTTCAAGAGCGAGAACTGCACACCTTTATTCTCCAAGATGAACCATTGCATCTCGGAAATTTGCGGCTGCAAGTGTACGCCGTTTACTCCGTCAATCTGAGTGCTCTCCTCAATTAAGAGAAGATTGTTCTCAGATACGTTTGTCGGCACATTTGCAACCCAATTTGTCAATCCTTGGTTGGTTCCCAGAATAAGGTTGTTTGGCTTATAGCTGCTACCATCAGAACCGACCATCAAAATCGGGTCACTCCACGTCTTGCCGCCGTCAGTGCTCTGGCGCATATACATGTCGCCATCAACGTACTTTGTGTGCCAATTTGCATCGTCTGTGCCGCCTACGCTGGAATACTCGATAACGACCGTATCAATCGTATCGACCTGCGCTTTAATATAGTCTTGAATAGTCTGGTTTTGCTCTCCAATGGTTGAAGTTGCTTCAATCTTAGCTTTAATCTTTACGACCTTTTCAACGCTATCGTACTGGATATAGCTGTCACTATTGCCGGTAAAGAAGTCGCCGTAATTGCGGAAATATGCACATTGCCGCAAAGGGTCGTAGCCATAGCCAATCATCTCTTTACCGTCAAGCGTGTAGTCAGTGATATTCTGATACAGCGTAATGCTCGGAGAATTTTCGTCTACGGTGCTGATTACAATTGCGCACTGACGAGCTTTGTCTGTGCCGTTTGAGCCGAGCTGACAAAGCGTATCGCCCGTTTGCGGTGCGTCTGTACCTTTGCTATCGCAATCGGTAGCTGAGAGAACGATGTAGCCGGACTCCGCGTTGACTTCCGTAACCCTGCGCCAGTAGTAGCGGTTGCTGATGCCTTCGTATTGCCCTTCGCTAATATTGAACTCTTTGCAGATAACTTGGTCGCCGACTTGAAAACTGCACGTAATGGCTTGTTCGCCATCATTGGCTTTGTAGAAGCATTTCCAGCCGGTAAGGTTATCGCTATCATCGCGAACTTCCTCTACAATATTGGCTGTGACACTGCCGCCATTGCTGACAATAAACTTGCCTTTGATAGTGTCAACCGACTCTATCTCCAACTTCTCAAAGATAGCTTTGAGACGTGCTTTCATCACGTCTACTTCCAAGTAGGTTTGGCCTGTATCGGGGTCTTTGTAGCAAATTGCGCCCGAAGCACCCGAAGCGAACTCGCCAACCTCAAAGCCAATATCCGAGGATAGCTTGTAGGGTGTACGGTCTGCTTTCTGCTTGTTTAGATAACGCTTATCGGAAATAGCCGTAGAAGTCCCGGAACCGGTGGTGAGTGCACCGCCGAGAGTGTATGCGTTAGCTACGAGCGATGCGGCTCTCTCCGCAACCGACTGCGTGAAGCTATCGGCTGTAGCTAAGTCGTTTTCAAGTTCAATCTCAATTTCGGGAAGCGGTTCGCTGGCCGAGCATTTGATTGTAAGCTGTGAAACGTATTGCTCTAAGATACGACCCTTGTAGTTGACATGAATCTTGGAATACTCGTCAATTGAAGCAAGAATGTCGGGATGTTCGGCAAAGAAGATACGCGACAACGTCATAGAGGGTGTGAACTTCTGCCCGTTGTTGTCGTACATGTAGCGCATCATATCCTGCATACCTCTGTACTCCGCGGCTTCAATGTAGGCGTCGGGTAATAGTATACCGGTAATGTTGAATTTGTCGCCGACTTGCGGCTTGTAATTGTTGGCCGCATTAGGCATGATTACGCCGAAAGTATCGGTGTCCTTCTCCAAGCAAATCCACACCGACTTAGTAGAGGTGTCTTGTTGACTATCCATAGGATTTGTGCTGACTACCTTTTGCGAGTAGTCGCCGGCTACGATATTGCCGCTTGCGTCAACTTGTACGGGGTTCTTGTAGGTGTTCAGGCCTGTCTCATCCTCGACTTCGATGCCTTTTACACTGAACTTGCAACCGTTACATGGGCCGCTAATCATTTGTACTGTCATCGTATCGGACTGGATCGAGCAATCAAAAAGATTGAATCCGAAATCGCCGTTGAAAATAGGAATGCGGATGTAGAAGTATGGATGCAGATAACTTTCGCTGTCAGAGTCCTCATCAGAGGATGTTGAGATGTCGTTGTCGTTGTCGTCAAACGCAATATCTACGATTGTGCCCATTTCCACGCCGTCGGCATTTAGAACACCTTCAATGGTTGGTTTTAAGTCATCGTAGTCAATAATATACTCATAGGCAGTATCATCGGAATAAACGCGCGAGAATACGTAGGGCTTGCCCTTTGGGTTATCTTCGTCGGCCAAGTCCGGGTCTAAGTAGTCGTCGGAGTTTTCGCCGTAATAGTCGTCGGAGTTGTAGGCATTGTAGAAGCGCTCCGCTCCGCCGGTCTGACGATACTTGGGCGGCATCAACTTCTCTTGGTAAGCCAATTGCTGAACCGACTGCCATTGAATGGTATCGCCAATCATATCATCGTTGTACTCAACGTTGGCAACCAAGCCAAGAGACCCCGTCAAGAACGTATCGCCATCGGCGGTCTTATACTTGTAGTTAGTCTCTTGTATGCCGTTGCTGACCGTTACGCTTTGAATCTTGAAGGTTTGAGTTTGCGTGTCGGAAGTCGGCTTGGGAATATTGAGGTAGATGGCGAGTTTGTGGTCTCCGGCGCTAAGTTGGCCGAGTCGCAGCGTTCCGTCAATCAGGTCATCATCGGTTATGTACTGCCAGCTGATAACGTCGAGTGTTTGCTTATCAATAATAGCCCAACCGCCAACGAGAGTGGTAATCACGTTGTACATGGTCGGCTGCGGCTCTCCGCTGTTCCACACACCGCCTTGAATATTCTCAACAACTACATCGCTATCCTCGGTTATATCCAAGTCAATGACGAAGTATAGCTGATTAGAACTTAGCGTAGAATAAATTTGCGGTACGTTTATCCACTTGGTACGTATATCCTTTGTGAGATATACGCCATTTACGTTGTCGAATTGTCGAATACCGGCCGAGCCGAGTCTGTGGTTAACTCTCTGCTCTTTGAAAAGCGTTAGCTCTTTCAACATAGCCACGGCTGCGAACAGTTGCGAGTAGTTGCGAATAGTCAACGACCCCTCTTTTAGTCCTTGGTTGTTCTCTCCGTACTTGATTTGCACGTGGCCGTACTCGGTCTTATTGGGGTAGTAGTAGGGGATGTTATCAGACGAGCCACGGAACGAAATACGGTTAATCGCCGCATCATCGCTTGGAGTGTGAGTGAGCGACAAGAGTGCGTCGTCATCGCCGTACTTGAATACGTGGTCTACTACGCGAGGTTTTGCGCCAAAGACAATTTTCTTCGCTTGAAACTCAAACGGAATCTCGCTTGTGTTGAATGTTTCACTAAGAGCACCCCAGATATACTTATCTTCCCACTCGAAGTTAAACACTTCATCCAAGTCGTAGTCGCCGTATTCGTCAACCATGACAGCATAACCATCGCCCACAACCTCATCGTCGGTTGTGAGGTATGTCTTTGTTTTGAGGATGCTGTCACCAAGTCCGCAGCAGAGCAGAGCACAGTTTAGGCGGTCTGCAACTTCGCGGATATTGCCGTAGAACGAAAAGGTGGAGTCGTTGGAACATGGCTTGTTACGTGTGAGCGTTTCAACGGTATCGCCCGGAATTACATCCATAAAGTAGCGTTTAGCCAGCTGCTGGCGCTCGCTCTCAAACTCCAATGTGTATTTGTAGCGAGTGTCCTCATTGGTCTTTTCGCACTCTTGAACGTCACGGATGTAATACTTCTCGCCGCGTATTTCAACGTATTCTTTGCCGCTCCACTCGCCATCCAAGTCCTCGCTGTACATAAGCTCCGCGGTAATCGTCGGAGCGCCCATACGAGGTCTCGTATGTTCGTAGTCTATGAGTTTAATGTCGTGAAACGAGGGGTCGTTTACGCCATCAACATAGGTTTTGAGATATAAAACTTCGCGTACCATGCTATTCGTCGGTTACAACATCTTCAACTACGGTAGTGCTATTAGCCTGCGATTGTAAGGCCAGCTCTTGCTGCTGAGTCTCCTCGGTTTCACGAGTAATACGTGCATATTCGTCGGGGGTGCTTTCGGTATTTTTCTCTACGCCGGTCTGAGTAGAGAGCAAACCTGCGCCCTTCAACGAAATCAGCATATTGTTGTACGTTTCCTTGCTCTGGGGTCTCCAAACGACAAATTCGTTATGAATACGCAGCTGCGAGAAATCCGTAATGGCAGTGGGCTGTTCGCCGGTATTCACCAGCTCAATAGCCAAGCCTTCAACGAAAAGGCGCATCATCTTGTTGGCCACGTTTTGCCACTCGGTTACGCCATCTTGTGCCGTAGCCAAGTCAAGTTCCTGCGTCATTTCAATAGCCAAGCCGCTTGCATCGCCGCTAATCTTAATGTCCTCCGGCAGGATAAACGTTGTGCCGGTAGCAATCTCAATAGACTCTTTCATCGCTTTTAGAGTCTCAACGAGGTTGCTTGGAGAGGGCGGATTAAGCATTTTTGCATCGGCGTTCTCATCCATCGAAGTATCGCAGAGAACAACGTTACCCGCAACTTTGCGAGCGTTTGGATCAAGTTTGCCTTTAACGTAGAGGATGCCCCAGCCGAAACGCTTCTGGATTACGATAAACGTGTTGTAGAGCGCTTCGTAGCTGTCAATGATAGACTGGCCGTTATTCCACGCTACATCGCCGCGCTTGGTGATAAGCGGATTTTCGCTAAATCCGTGAGGAACGGATGGGTAACGAGTCCAACCGTCGTCAGAGTTTTCGGATGTTTCGCTGGTGAAGCGAGTAATGTACTCGTCATCGTAGCAGTCGATGTATTCCACATCGTCTTTTCGGTAGTACAAGCACTCCAAGATGTGTTTGCCGTTCTTGTCTTTGTGTGTGACTATGACGTATCCGTCAGCGTAATTGATGTTGCGCGTCTGAATGTGCATATCATCGTCAAGATAGAACAGCAGAGCAGCGTCACCGTAGGATTTTTGGTCTTGCACAAACTGCGTCTTTGCGCCTTCCATATTACGTTCTGCCCATGCCTGTTTGATGCGAACAAAATCTTTTGACTGCCGCTCCGTCGGGTCTTGATTGAGCAGAGTCTGGTTCATCTTGTTCACGCACAAGTGGCGCACCTGCTTGTTGCGAATAAGCACCTGAAACGGAACGCCCATACGGTATTGCTCCATTTCCAAGTAGCCATCCTTCTCGGTGCGGATGGTAATAGCAGGAACGTTTTTGTCAAACAAAACCTTGTGAGAGTGTACATCCAGTTCCTCTACAAACATGGCTTGCGTTACCGGGGTAAGCTTCACTTTCGGAAGTCTTACTCTCTGTTTACCTGTGAGGTCTATTTTCGCGATGACAGTCGGCGCTTCGCCCAACGACACACCACGATAGAAAGGCCTCTTATCAAGCAGCACTTCGGGATTAGCCAACAGCGCTTCTATTTGTTGTCGTCTTTCGGGAGTCATTTAATCAGAGTATTTTAGAGAGTTTATTCTGTTAGTCCAACCTTTGAGAAAGGTCTTTTGCGTTGAGTCTTTTGCTACAATGTTTTTTACATAAGCTAAGCGAGCGGCGATAATTTTGTCAAACAATTGCTTTGAGTCCGCGGCGTTAATAGCGGCTACGCTCTTTTGCCCTATAAATCCATCAACGGTTACACCTAATAGCTTCTGCACTTGCTTTGCAGCCGTTTTTAAGCCGCTGTGCCAGGCCCAGTCTACACAAGCGTTGGCAACCGACTGGCTATTGATGAAATCGCCCCTAAAGGGGTTCCAATAACCCGTGCGGAAGATATGCAGCCATTGAGACTCAGTAATATTTTTCAAGTCCGTGACCGTTGCGCTCGCACCGTAATATTGGCGAAACGTAGTAAGGGTTACGCCCTTATTGGTTGCGCCGCCCTTGTCAGCTGACTTATCGGAAAAGCCGCCCTCCCATTTCAGGATAAACGGCATTAGTTTAGTTGCGTCTGCCATATTACTTTTGTTCTATTAGGTGCCACTTTTGCATGGCGTATTGTTTGGTCATTTCAAAGCACTCATGATGAGTGTGGGGGCAAATCTTGTCGTAGGTAGGCGGCAAGATAAGAACCGTCTTTTGCGCATCCTCAGTCACACCGAATTTATCGGCCAACTTCACGCGAGCTTCCAAGTCAAGTTTGATGTAGTCCTTTGCAACAATCTCGCCGTTTTCGTACATCTCTTTCAGCTCCTTAATACGCTTGATAATCTCCGCTTTGTTTTCCTCGGCGGTAATGTCGTCGGGGTCGTTTTTCTTGCCCGAATCTACACTCTTGGTAAGCGAAGCTATCAGCTCCGCATCGGTCGGTTCCTTATCCTCTTTCTTGAATAGGTCATCTTCAAAGTAGCGCAGAAGAAGCTGAACGCCCTCGCCTTTTTCATACACGGCAACTTCGCCATCGCTTTGAGGTAAGCCAAAGATAGCGGAGTATGAAGTAAGCGAGTCTTGAAACTTTGTCTTGCACAGCGCAAACGCTATATCGCGAATACGCACATCAAAGCCTCGCTCTTTCGCGTACTTTGTTATGTGCTCAAGAACGCTATTATTAGTACCAGCTTTGCTCATCATATATATTCATTTTTTCTTTGTCGTAGGTGTCGTATTCCTCTTGTTCTTGGGCTGTCTCCGAGCTTAGCTCGCAACCATACTCACAGCGCAAGTCCGGGAAGAACCGCATTGCGCATGGGTCGGCCACATCCATTGAGCGAGAATGCCCAAGCTCTGCGTTCATCTCCTTCTTGGTAAACAGGCGTTTCTTGCCCGAAGCGGTTTCTTTGAATTGAATAACGCTACATTCCTCGGTAAATTCCTCAAGAAACGTAATCTCCGTTGAGAGTCGTTGGTGTTGGTAGATTGTTTCGGCCACTTCGGGCGCAATAGATAAACGGCCACTATTAACCGCGTTAACCAATCGCATGTAGACTTCATCTTTCAACAGCATAAATTCTCTACGATACAAACCTCTCGGCGCCCATGACGAATCGTAGCCCATAGCTTCGGGCATCCTCTCGTGCATATAGGGGGCGCGGTGCGCATCATAGATGATGTGGTTGTCGGGTATATTATATTTATGTGCCGTGCGCTTAATCCACTCGACATTCATCATAGTGGTAGCTTTCGGCAAGATTACTCTGTCAATAATATGGTAGCCATCCCATACGAGAATGACCGTGTTATCAGTGCCGACATCAGCTAAGTCGCAAGTAATCCACTTCACGCCGTTAGTCTGCGCCTCATTGTGGATAACGGCACGAGCGGAAGCCGGGGAGATGGGCGTGTCTTTATCATCGTCAACGTCAACATTCCAGCAGCCCTGCATGTTTGCTTTGCGCTGCTTTTCGCCCATTGCGGCCAGAGAGCCAAGATAACCGCTATCGTTAGCGATAAGGGCCTTGTTCTCCGAAAGCTTGCCGGTGTAAAACGTTGTGGACTTAATCAAGTCCAGATAGGTATATTCGTCACCTTGATTTTTCAAGACCTCGTCAATCTCGTGCTTGCATTGGGCGTACACTTCCTCGGGCGTTGAGCCAAACACAACGTCGTCAATGTTCTTGCCATTCACAAAGAAGTAGCGCACAACACCTACGCGACTTTGAATAGGGTAGCCTCTTTCGTCAAGATACCAATCCACCCACTTGCGTAACCAGTGGTTGCGCTTGGGGTTGCACGTCAGACGCATCTTGCCAGTCCACTTTGCTTGTGAACGGTTACGCGACATCAGCAGACGAATGGTAGACCACTCGAAGCCTGTAGCTTCATCAATGTATATGCACGAATACTGCCAACCTTTTACACGCTCCAAGACTTTATCTTCGGTCTGGTCGCTCATATGCGTAAAGTCCACAAACGCTCCCGACGGAAACGTCATACGCGGAGAGTCTGAAATCTTGAATTGGCAAATCTCGCCGTATATCTTCACGGCTTCATCCGTACCGCCACCACCTGCCTTAAGGTCGCCGATATTGCGGCGTAAATAAACCATACGAAAGTTTGGGTCATCGGAGTGAGCGCCGGCCATCAGAAGTGCCGCATAACTCTTTCCGCAACCCATTGCGCTACCGGCTACCAAGAAATCTACGTTAGAAGATATGAACTTTTCTTGAAAACCTTTTTGAGCTTTGATAACTCTCGTTGAAGTATCTTCCATGTCGGCAAATGTAAGTCTTATAGCATGATAGCCGTATTAGTTGAAATAGAATTTTTATCACCGTGATAAAGTTTGGTATGTAGCTATTTACTATGAATATAAGCCACTGTTACTTTTGCGGAAAATACTAATTTTCACTAACATGAAGTTTACTAAAGAACAAGCGATTGAAAGCCTCAAACGCGAACTGACAAACTCCGGCAAGAAAACCTTGCGTATGTCAGAAAGAACGCTGAACTCGATTGTAGATGCCCTACTCCCGAAGTTCGCAGACGACGAAACAGGTCTCCCCGACT